TCGCTCACGAGTAGCCTGAGCTTCAGAAGCTCTAGCTGCCGCCAAACGTTGTTGTGTTTGAGCCACATCACCTTGTGCTTGACGAGCATATTGAGCCAAAGCCATAGCGCCTTGTTGGTCGCCAGCTTGAGCAAGCATCTGAGCGCCTTTTAAGATTGATTCAGGATTAGATTGGTCTATCTGTTGAGCAATAGAGTTTCTAGCACTGATTAGCTTCAACTGAGGGTCTTCTACACCCATAGCACCCGCAATAGCACCACCAAGCCCTCTAGCGCCACCATAGGTCAATGCCGCACCACGAGAAGCAGGGTCTAGATTAGCAAGGGCAATGCCTTCGTTTAAAGCACTTACACGCTGTTGCTCACCATACATTTGTGGGTTTAGTCCAAAAAGACTACCTACGATATTGTCTGCCATGATGAATCCTTAAGAAAATAAACTGCTAAATAGACCGCCAGCAGCCGTACCAAATACATTTGAAGCACCCAAACCACTTAATGCTGTTGAATAAGGGTTGGTTGTTGCCGCAGGACTTGTAGCCAAAGCAGTACTTAATTTAGCACCAGTTAAACCTAATTGACCAACATTAGAACCCGCTTGAGCCGCTTGTTGACCAAGAGCCGCACCCATTGTGAATGGTTGTTGTCCTAATTGTTCTAAGCCCTGAATCTGACCTAAAGCAGTTGTATATGGGGCATAGGAGGCTTGCTGACCACCATAGTATTGACCCATAGCTTGAGAGCCTTGACCCAATAGACTTGACCCAAACAAAACATCCCTCTGACCTAATTGTTGAGCATTAGCCGCCAACTCAGCCTCTTGTCTAGCACGAGCGTTATACAAAGCCTGTAGTTCAGGAGTAGTAGCACCCATAGTGCCACCTTGAGCCACAGACAGACCGCCACGGCCTTGTTGTTGTAGTCTGTTTTGCAGATTAGCTAACTCTAACTCTCTGCCTGGTTGCAATAACGCCATTTGAGAAGCAAGATAGTTCTTAGCAACATCTTCAGGTTTCTCAGCAAGATAACCTGCACCAAGTTTAAACAAGCTCTGAGCGCCTGTTTGGAGTGGTTCAAAGGCTTCCTGAGCGCCTTCAGCTTGAGTTAAACCTTGACCCGCTAAAGTAATAAATCGGTCTTGAGCGTTCTTGGCTTCAGGACTCAGTGTGTACCCTGCGCTTGTCAATTGACCTGTTACTGGATCAATTGCAAACTGTGAAGTACCAAACCTAGTGGTCATACCAATAGGTCTAAAAGCCGCTGCTTGTTTAGCAGAAGCAGTCTCAGCCTCAATCATTGCTCTTGCTTTATCAGCCGCTTCTTTGGAAGTCTGCTGTTGTAGAAGACCCGCACCAGTAGTTAAACCAGTAGAGATTAGATTGCCTAAAGCAGTATTGGTCAACCCTGTGCCAATGCTAGTCAAGCCTGTGCCAAGACCTGTACCTAAACCAGTACCTAATCCTGTCAAACCTGTACTTAAACCCTCTAAACCAGTAGTTAAAGCACCTGCACCAAGGTTTGCAACAGTATTACCCAGCCCACCAACAGTAGCGGCTGTTCCTGTTCCTGTTCCAAGCAAAGATGTACCAAGACCTGAACCAGTCAAAACACCAGTTCCAGTTAAAGCACCTGTTCCTGTAGTGCCAAGAAGACTTGTTCCTAAACCTGATCCTGACAAAATGCCAGTACCAGTTAAACCCGCCAAACCTGCGCCTGTACCCAATAAGGCAGTGCCAAGACCAGAACCAGCTAAAACACCAGTTCCTAAACCTGTTCCCGCAGTAATTCCAGCACCAGTGCCTAAAGCACCAAGACCTGCTCCAGTAGTAGATAAGCCAAGACCACTAGCACCCGCTGTCAAACCTGTACCTAATGATGTGCCTAAACCTGTTCCTGCCGTAGTACCTGCAGCAGTTCCCGCAGTTCCTGCTACACCCGCACCACCTAACAATCCACCTGCTGCCGCACCGCCTAGAGCCGCTAAAACTACAGGATCTTTGAGCATATCTACGATGCCACCAACAAATGAAAGTTCTTTTTTAGTCTTTAGTGTTTGTTGAAATCCACCATCAGCACCATATTGCTTCATTTCTGTGCCAACAGGAGCTTTGTAATTAGGATCTCCATTGGTTTTAGATGTGAAGAAAGTCTCAAGCTCACCAATTTGCTGATCTTCCCCAGAACCAATTATTCGATATTGGGGAACAATAACCATGTCGCCAAGAGTTAATGATGAACCATTGGGAATAGTTGCAGCAACTCTAGAAAGAATAGCACCCTCAGACAACCCAACAGCACTTGCCAATTGAGCAGGTGTAATTGAGAACTGCTTCATAGCGTCCACAATTTGAGGATCTGTTAACTTAGGATTAGCTAACAAATAATCAATAATCTGTTGATTTGTAAAGGCCATGATATTTATTCCTCTTCTTTAGGCAATTGAGCCTCTGCTTGCTCTTTAATCTTAACAATCAAAGGCCACACACCAGACTTGGCTGGCATCTCACCCAACACATTCAGAATGAATTGGACTTCGTTTGTTTCTAAATTCAGATTCATGCCACGCTCCAAGGTGTGCCGCTTGCTTGAACAGGATTCTTCTGCAAAGCAATGTTAGCCGCCAGTGCATCTTCTGTGGCTTGCTTGTCAATAGATTCCCAGACCCATCCAAGCACAGTAGCTTGTGTCAGGTCTGCATAAGGCGTATTGACTGTGCCATCTGCCCATGATGCTGTTGAGTAAATGGATGCTGTGTGTTCGCCATCTACTGCTGTGGCTTGCCAATGGCAAGTTCGCACATAACCAGTTGCAACATCTCTGTCCAAAGTGCTAATAGTCCAATTTACTGTTGTCATGTTAATTTCCTTTAAATTCTGGCGTGTTTGCCGTGATACAAAAGTCTTGCTTCATCTGCAACCAAACTTGCAAGTTCTAAATCTTTAAAAGCTCCCAAATGAATTACTTTTTTATTTATTTGAACTCTTGAAGTCCATTGGCCTATTTTTTTAGACCAAGTAACACCTTTAGTTCCTGATGTGTTATTAGATTGTAGTTTTGCGTTACAAGCATTTAAAGACTTGTTAGATTCTCTTAAATTTTCAATAGCGTTATTCTCTGAGTTGCCATCAATATGGTCAACCAACTTAGGAATGTACCCATGTTGCATTAAAAAAATAATTTGATGCGTGTAATAAAATTTACCATTCAAGCTAAGTTTTTTATATCCATGTCCTGAATTTGCACCTGCTTCTGGGTCGGTTTTAAACTTCCCACTACCTCTTGGACATTTCTTGTAAAACAGTTTTCCATCCCTGTACTCAAACAGTTTGTGCGCTTCATCTTGTGTCAAGGTCATGTCAGTCCTTAAAGATTATGGGTGTGAGGCAACATAAGCCTCAAATTTGGCATTTAACTCTTGCAAGGCTGATGTCAATGTAGCCACCAAGAATGATGTATCGATGCCTTGCGGTTTGATATTGCCTTCATCATCTACCGCATCTTTTTCACCAATTACGGCATCAGGCACAACGGCTTGCAATTCGTGAGCAATGAAACCTTGACCAGAAGCACCATCAACTTTCCATGTGTATGTGCATGGTTTGAGTTGAGCAACAGTTGCCAAAGCACCTGTCATTGGTGCGATGTTTTCTTTTAATCGATAATCAGATGATGTACTGTATGTAGTTGAAGAACCTGATGTATAAACTGACCCAACATTGCCATTGGGGTTATAAAAAACTTGTAATGCGTTTGCGCTAGTTAAAGAAGTAGATTGATATAAAACAGAAGCACCAACGCCATTGTCAATAAATGCTGAACCAAATACAGAAGCACTTGGGTTAGAAGTACATTTAATAAGCAAATTGCCTAACGAGTTAATTCTGGCTCGTTCTGTAGGTCTAGTTGAATCCGCTGCCCCATCTGGCCGTGTTTTAAACAGCAGCACTCCACCAGACGACCCAGCGGAATGCTCTTCAAAACCAATCGCTGCGCTTGCTTCCGCAACAGTGTCATAGTAGCCAAAACCAATATCTGCTTTGCCTTGAACACCTCCACCTCCGCCAGGAGCGTTGATGCGCAAAACTTCTACATCGTTTGTGGCACTGTTAAGGGTAAGCAATTTGTTAGGTGCAGTTGTCCCCACACCCAAATTCCCAGACGCTGTCAGAGTCATCGCCTGAGTAAAGGTGATAGCGTTTCCTGCTGTGCCTGATGGGGCGTTGTACCAGCGATGAGTCCCGCTTATTTGCAAATACTTTGTTGCCAAATCTGTTGCGGCATAAGTGTCTGCGCCTGATGTGTTTGTAAAGGCGTTAACAGTTGTCCCCATAAAATTTGAGGACGCATAGATATTTCCTGAGCCAATAGGCCCAATTTGGAAAGCCTTATACCCTGACACCCAAGCACTCGGAGTAACTCCCAAGCCTAGATTGCCTGCGCTGTCAAGCAACATCTTTTGGGATGTGCCTAAATAAAACGATAGATTTGCGGTAGCTTTACCAGCGTAAATAATTCCATCATATAAATTGCCAGCACCTATAACTGATTTATATGAACCAAATATAACTTGGTCTGTGCCATCACCGCATGATAAAAATGTTCCAGATGTTGCGGCTTGTGTGTTTATGTTTCCACGAACATCAAGTTTGTAGCCAGCTGAAACTGTACTTGTCCCAAGACATAGATTGCCTGATGTATCAAGGCGCATACGCTCTACGTCGTTTGTTGCAAATGTAAGAGGGTGGTTTGTTAGTGCGGCAAGGTTTACAGTATTGTTTGCAGATGTTGCATTGAATGTTCCACGCACAGATGCAGAGTTTGCCTGTACATACAAAGTTCCATAAGCAGAGCCTTGAACAGTCAACGAAGCCATTGTTGCGCCAACTGGATTGTATGGAGATACATTAACTCCCAAGTTAGTGCCATCAAAGACTAGCGCAGAGCCACTTGTCAGAACCTTTGAGCCGTTTAGGTAAGTAACTCCGTTTGCTGTGCCTCCAGAGAGGGTTACAGAGCCAGAAGCACTAATATCTGTTAAACCAGAGATAGCACCTGTATCACTCAAGATACCTACTGAGTTCTGTACCAACTTACCAGTAGTCGTATCAAAACGAACCAAAGCGTTATCAGTAGAAGAAGATGGGCCAACAACATCACCTGATCCACCGCCACCAGAGGCAGCAATAGTGATTGCACCTGCGCTATTGGTAATCGTTACGCCAGAACCTGCCGTTAAAGTGGCTTTGGTCAGGGTGTTACCAGTAGAGTTACCGATTAACAATTGACCATCTGTGTAAGAGGTTTGTCCTGTACCGCCATTGGCAACTGGAAGAGTTCCTGTTACGCCAGTAGACAATGGCAAGCCTGTCAAGTTTGTAGCAGTACCGCTTGATGGAGTACCAAGCACACCACCATTGACCAAAGGTGCGCCAGAAGAGCCTACATTGACCGCTAGAGCCGTTGCAACGCCTGTTCCTAGACCAGACACACCAGTAGAGATTGGAAGCCCTGTAGCGTTTGTTAATGTTGCGCTAGTAGGTGTTCCAAGGATAGGAGTCACCAAAGTGGGAGAAGTCGCAAATACTGCTGATCCTGTTCCTGTTTCGTCAGTCAAAGCAGCCAAAAGGTTTGCAGAGCTGAACGAACCAAGCGATGTTGCATTTCCAGTAGATGTAATAGCACCAGTAAGGTTAGCGTTAGTTGTTACATTACCCGCAGTCAAACCAGAAGCAGTACCTGTGATGTTTGTGCCAACCAAGGCAGATGGAGTGCCTAAAGCAGGAGTAACCAAAGTTGGGCTATTGGCAAACACCAATGCACCAGAGCCAGTTTCATCTGTTACAGCAGATGCAAGGTTAGCACTTGAAGGTGTACCCAAGAATGTCGCTACACCAGTGCCAAGACCTGAAACACCTGTTGAGATCGGCAGACCTGTGAGGTTAGTTGCTGTACCAGAAGTAGGAGTTCCTAAGGAGGGAGTCACTAGAGTAGGACTGTTTGACAGAACAACAGAGCCTGTACCAGTAGAGGTAGTTACACCAGTACCACCATTAGCTACGGGCAAAGTGCCAGTAATGTCAGAAGTAGAAAGGCTTACTGCATCCCATGTGGCATTAGTGCCATCAGTTTGGAGATACTTGTTTGCATTACCTGTTTGCGTAGGCAACAGGTTATTCAAAGCACCTACGGCTGTAGAAGCACCAGTACCGCCATCAGCAACCGCTAAGTCTGTGATACCAGTAATTGAACCGCCAGTAATTGCGGCAGCAGAGTTATCTGTCTTAGTCGCAACAGCAGTCTGAATGTTGTTGAACTCTGTATCAATTTCAGTACCCTTAACAATCTTTAGGGGATTGCCAGGTGACAGGTTGTCTTTACTAGCGAAATTGGTGGTCTTTGTATAATTTGACAAGATAATTCTCCTTAGCCGATTTTGCCATCTTTGGCTTGAATTTCAATCTTTTGTAGAGAAAACGATGTTCCATTTATCGTAGTCTCATATCCAGTCTGGACAATCTTTCCTGAACCAGAAGCATTTGCTGTTAACGTCTTAATTGGCACACCACTTGTGTACTCAGCAATGTTGTACTCAGCCGTACCATACTCATAACTTGTTTGAGCAGGGATGTAGACGTTCTCAGCACGATAAGAGCCTGAATAATCAAACCCCCAATTGATAGACAAAAACTGATTCGATCCACCAATCACAATGGCGGTGACATTCTTCAAAATAGAAATCTGATTAGGGTTTCCTAAGTCAGCATTGTTTGTGTAGTACGCAAATCGGTACGTTGTTGCGTCATCAAGATAAGTTCCATACTTACCGATATACCCATTCTTACCAATATACAAGTCGCCATTACGCAAAGAACGCAAGGAAGTAGGAGCAATTGAGTCCCACTTCGTTACACGAGAAGCCCCATCTTGCAATGATTGCTTGGTATCAAAACAATAGACTTGGAAAGTAGCGGGTAAAACAAGCAGATAAAAGGCTTCTTTTTCTGAGTAAACAGACTTCAAGTTAGCCAATGTCTCACTTGCCAATGATGAATTTAGGTCAAAACGAACATTCTTGGATAGGTCACGCAAAGGTGCAGACTTCTCTTGAATAGTCCTCATCAACGAACGAACACCTGAGTCTGACAAGAAAACAACGTCAGAGCCAATACTTTGTATGGTATCCCTTGCAATACATCCAATAGAGCCTACTGTGTCGCTCAAAACAAGAGATGCGGGTGTAGAAGCATTCGAGTAAACAAGAATCTGTCGTTTACCAAAGATAAACAAGAAATCATTGTGAGCTGCCAAGCCCATGACTTCATCAGCACCATTAGGCCATACACGGGAGACATCTAATGTTCCTGAAGTACCACCACCCCATACATGACCCGCAATCAGGTCAGAGAAGCTGATAGTGACCTTATCTGTAGAAGTATTAGCTACCCACAAGCGACCAAAAGCAGAGATACAGATGTTTGCTTGAGGAACAGTCGCAACATAACCAGACTTCTCAGAAACTCTGCGATAAGTAGTAGTACTTACTGCGGGGTCATAAATGAGTGGATCGTGACCTGTTTGGAAGAAGTAAGCAATGCCATTCAAAGAGGCAGTCTGCCAATTAGATGCAGTAATGGTAGGTGCTGTTCCTCCACCACCATAGGTCAACTCAGTCACCGCATTAGAAGTGCCAAGTTTGAATAGTTTGTTATTTCCAGCAAACAGAACTGTAAGAGTCCCGTCAGTCTGGACTAGCTCATGGATGACACCAACATCATTAGCGCCAAGGTTTCCAGAAGAGGAATTAACCCTTGACCAACCTTTTCTAGCACCAATACGACCATACTGATCCAAGATGCAGTTAGTTGCAACCAAAGCAAAGCCAGCCCCTAAATCAAGGGGAGAATCTTCAGTATTCAGGCCATAAAAGCCTGGTGCTGAGAGACTGTAACTTTGGAGTTGTGCTGCCATTAGACCGCCACAAAGTTGTCTTCAGGATAACGAGTGGACTCCAATGCAATGGCATCAGAGAGCATTCCTCTAAACAAAGCATAAGCCTCATTAGAGTTTGTTCCACCATCTTCACCACGCTCAATCAAAGCACGAGCATAAGCACTTTGAGTCACCAAGTAATCAAGAACCTTCACAGATGTGCCATCAGCAGACAGATTAGCTTGAGGAATGGTCAAGTCAAACAACAGAGTAAAAGTACCATTAGGAACGGGAA